TTATAAGGTCTTTCGGACCTTACCCCCCTTGCGGGGGGCCTCGATTGGGGGCGGTGTTACCGAAATGTTACTTTCGGCCGCCGCCGCGATCGCCCACAGCTCCATCGACACTGCCTCCGCCTGCTGCCCGACGTAGTAGGTCATGGTCGTCTCGACCGAAGCGTGCCGCATCAGCGCCTTGAGCGTGGCCGGCATCACCAGCCGGCTCCACCGCGTCCCGAACGCCCGGCGCAGGTCGTGAGCCGTCGCCGTCCGCTTCCGCTCGGGATCCGTCACCACACCGGCCTGACGCCCGATCGCCGAGATGGTCCGCGAGACGCGGTACTTGTCCCGACCGGCCGAGAACACCCAGCCGCTCTTGCGACGCAGCGGGGCCAGCAGGGCGACCGCCTCGGGGGCCAGAGGGCATAGCTCCGACCGGCCCGACTTCTGCGCGGCGCCGTCGAAGGCGATGACGCTCCGTTGGCCGTCCAGCACCAACCACGCGCCCCCCGGGGTCTGCTCCCACCGCAAGGCGAGCGCCTCACCCAGACGCAGCCCCGTGGCCCACAGCCCGCGCAGCAAGAGCCGCCAATCCTCGACGCGCGCCGCCGGCACGTCCGGGGTCTGCTCGACCGCCGCGACCATCCGCTCGAACTCCTCGAGCGTGATCGGGCGACTTTTCATGCGGCTCGAACCGCGCGGCATCTCGAACTGGGGCAGGGTGCGCAAGTACCCCTGACGCTGTGCCCAGCGGAAGAGCGCCTTGAGGTTCCGCAGGTGCCCGGCGACCGTCGCCTCGGAAATCGACCGAGCTCGCAGAGCAGCCGTGAACCGAGCCACCGCGGCCGTCGTCAGGTTCCCCGCCGACCGAGGATTCAGCGCCTGCTCGTACGCGGTGATCGTCCCCATGTAGGACTGGCGAGTCGCCTTGCGCCGCACGCTGAGCACCGTCTCGGCGTACTCGTCAACAAGCCGATCCCAGCCGGTCCGCTCGCTGGGCAGGACCACCCCGGCCTCGAGCTGGGCCTCCCATTTGGCCGCCATGCGCTGGGCGTCCGCCATCCGGCGAGTCCCCGCGGACTTCGTGCGCCGCCGCCCCGTCACCGGGTCGGTGTACGCCAGCACCAAGTTCGGCCGGTCCGGGTAGCGAATCACCGCCACCCGGACCGGGCCCGTTTCGCCGCTCATGCCGCGCCCTCCGCGGGGTCACTCGATCGGTAGCGGACAATCCGCAGAGACCCGCCAGGGATTCCGCGCAGAGTCCGCGCCACGCAGCGGGCGACGTCCGGCGTCACCAACTCCGCGACGATCGTGTCCCCCATCAACACCCGTCGCAATCCCTTCCCGTCTACCACCACCCGCTCCCCGGGCAGCACCTCCAACACGCGCAGCGTTGCCATAGCACAGTCCCCGCAAACCCACGCATCCCGGGGCGCCCAACGCGCCCCAGCTCGGCCCCGACCGTCGGCCCGATTGCCGCCTGGGTCGCCTACCCGCTCACCGGATCAGGCCCCGTGCGGCCGTCCGATGCTGGCGTAGTGTACGCGTGTGCGCTTGTGACGCAACGCGCGGATTGCGCAAACCTTGAGGTCGGGTTTGCGCAGGGGGGGAGGGGGTGGGGGTGGAAGCACCGGGTCGCGACCGGAGACCAAACAGGCGACCCAAACCACGCCGGCAGCGTAAACTATCAAGGGGCGGCCGATATCGTCCGAAGAATCTTGGTGGTCCGGGAGGTTGACGGGCCGGCTAGCCCAAATCACCTTGACAGTCGCGAGCTCGTCTGCGAACTGGCTCGCGCAAGACCAGGGCCTGCGCTACGGAGTAGGAGCGGCCCGAAGATGGAGGGGGGTGGCAAGGACGCCGGCGACCGCAAGACGCGGCCGCGTAGGAGGGGAGTCTGCGCCACGCCTCAAGTCGAGAGCGTGGTTTTTTTGTGCGCGGACCTATTCGCAATGAGCCCTCCGTTCTGCCTCGCGTTGGTTCTGTGCGATGCCGTCCACCGAGACCCGAGCACGGGCAAGTTTACTCTGCTCGGCTTGTACGAAACCGTCTTCGCGACGCAGTTCCCGATCGTACATCCCGTTACTTTGTACTTTGCAATCACCGATGGGGTCGGCCCCGTCCGGCTAGCGATTCGGGTCGTCGATTCGGCACATTGTCCCAGCGGCCCGCCGCCACCTCCTCCGATAGATGTCGGCAACGTCGTTGAACCCAGTAGCTCCATTAGCGAGGACGGTGTCCTTGCCGTGCTTCACGCCAACCCCACGTTTTCCTCGCCGCTCGACGTCTTTGAAGAAGCTGTTTCCTTCGACCTGCCATTCGCTCACGAGGGGATCTACGCATGCGAGCTTTGGGCAAACGATGAGCTTTTGATGGCTCGACGCATCACAGCACAAACAGTCCCCGGAACGCAGAGGTCGCTATGAACTCGACAGTCGACGAAAGCATCATTGAAACGCGGAGCCAGAGCCAGAAGAGCCTGTTTCCTGCAAAGCCAAAGGTACGCAGAGACCGGATCGTAGACCCGGCCGCGATGGCAAATAGCACCCTCCCGCAGACCGATCATGCGTTCCTGTCGCGATTTAACGCAGTCGTCGTGCGACGGCCCACACGCGAGCCGCGGCCGATGAACCCGATCGGCCCGCCCGTCCTCACGATCGCCACGCTGCAGGAGCTTGCGCTCCGTGGCAAAGCGGAGATCGAAGCCGGCCTGGGGCGCCCTTGGCGTGAGGTGAAGGCCGAGCTGGGACTGTGACGTGGAGCGGGACGATTACGAGGTCACGCTCGCCCCTATTGCAATCGAGCACCTAAAGTCGCTCGACGGCAGCGTGCGTGACCGCGTCTTCAGAAAAATCGACCACCTCCAGATCAACCCACTCGCTGGCAAGCCGCTGACTGGGCCTCTGCAGGGAAGCAACAGTATCCGCGCCGCCGGCCGCTACCGGATCGTTTATCGGATCGACGAAGTCCGAAGAATGGTCGAAGTCTGGGCGATCGGCATCCGCCACGACGGCGACGCGCACGACATCTACAAAGTGGCGACGGCAATCGTGGCGGCGGGTGATGACGTCGCGTGATGTCGCCTAGCCCAGCCCCTTATCCATCGCCCTTGCGCTACCCCCCGCACTGCCCGCAGGCGTGCCCCTCGTCGGGCCCGCAGTAGCGGCCGTGGCTCGTCTTCCCAAACCAGCGGCACGTCGAGTTGTGCCGCGCCCCGGTTCTGGTGTTGATCCAGTGGCTGTGGGCTGACTCGGACGCCGCAGGCTTGGTAGCCTCGGGCTTCTCCGTCGTGGGTCGCGGAGCGAGCGAAGTTACCGGCGCCGGCCGATCAAACCCGCGGAGCTGGTCGTCGGAGGGGGGCAGGTTGCCGGCGAGGATCGCCGCAATCCGAAAGCCCGCTTCTACCGCGCGTCGCTGCGACGTTTGGCCGGCTGCCTGAAGGTATTCCGGCGAGAGCGCGAGCGGCTCGAGGTCGCCCTCGCTGGCGGGCCTTTGGACCGCGGCCAGTACCTCGGGCGCGTAGACCAGCTTCCGCCCCAGCGCAAAGCTCTCCATGAGCCACGCCTTGGCCGTCAACTCCGCCGTCGCGGCTTGGCCTGCTTCACGGTGGCGACTCGTCAGGCGCACGGCGTCGCCGCGCCAGTCGTTCAGCCGCCTGCTGGTCGTGATCGACGCATCCCAAGCGGAGTGGAGATTCCCGCCACGCCCGCGGACCGGTATCTGGTTTGCCCCGCGGTCCCCGGTGCGGAACCGGTCGCGGGTGTAGAGCGAGCCCGCGTGCGCTGGCTGGTGAGCATCCCCAGCGAGGTGTAGCAGCCAGCAGAGCGCCACCGCTCGACGCGCGCGAGGTGCGGCCCCGTCGCCGAGGACCCGCATCGCACTGCCCATCGCCTGGGCGACGTTCTGCTCGCGCTCGTCGGGGTCGGCTGGGGGCTCCGTCGATCGATTGACGTCCAGCAGAGGGGCCAGCTCGTCACGATCGGCCGGCGCCGGGAAGTGGCACAGGTTGATGTAGTGCCACGTAGGTCGATTGAAGAGCGCGACGTCCTCGCGAGTGACGGCGCCTCGGGGGCTGCGCACGATATCGGGCCACGTCCCGGCGTGCGCGAAGGCCCACGCGTCTTGCTCGGCGGGACTCGCCTTCCAGACGTCGGGAGGCATGCGGTCGAGGAAGTGCTGGTCGAACCGCGGGTGGTCCCTCAGCAGGCTCACAGCCGCCGCTCGGTCGCTCTCGGCGAGCTCGCCCCATGCGATCAAGTCAACGATGGCGTGGCCGCCGGCGTTCCAGGCTCGCGCAACCTGGGCAATTACAAGGAGCGCGGCCACGCTCAGGACTGACAAATACGTCTTCATGGGAAATCCGCGACACGGAAGTAGATAGCGGCAACCCGCTAGGATAACCTCTTCTGGTCTCCGCGTACGCTGCCCCGTTTTGGTCTAGACAGGCACCATGCGTCCCATAGCCCTGATTTTAGTTGCCCTTGTGGTTCTCCCCGCGGGTGCGCACCCCGGCGGCCTAGACGCCAATGGAGGGCACTACAACCGGAAGACGGGTGGATACCACACTCACAGATCAGGAGCCTCGAGCCCACCACCGTCTGAATCAATCCCCAAGCAACAGCCATCGACCTCATCGCTCACGCCCCCGCGCCGTCCCCGCAGTTCGCCATCGAAGCCTCCCAGACGAATCGCGCCGCAAGTGCAGGAAGAGGAGAAGCCATCTGGCGACGAGCTAGCCGAGTCGCTTTTCGACGTGGGCAACAAGACTCGCGCAGAGGCAACGTCAGTTCCGGATTTCGCGACGTTGCACTCACTGCAGCTTCACGTGTTTCACGACACTACCGGCAAAGTGGTCGTCGTTGGGGACGCGACCTCCACCAGGGCCGGGATCGTCACAATCACCGGATCTGACGGGGTCAACCACAACATTACCATCTCGACCCTAGCACTCTCCGATCAGATGTTCATCGTGTCGGAGCACGATCGTTCTCCTTTGCGATCCACTTCGTCGGTGGAGAGCAAGGATTCTTATCGTGTCTGGAAAAGCATGGACGGGAAGTACACCGTCGAGGCTAAAGCTTTAAGCGTTGATGGCGACACCGTGCGACTCAAACTCAAGGGCCCCGAAGTGAAGGCTGTCAACGTCGCCAAACTGAGTCTGGAAGACAGCGGGTACTTGCGTGCGGCCATCGACACACTTTCGGCTGCCGCAAAGTCCGGGAAGACCGCTAAAGCGTCTCGCTAGGAGCAGCAGCAGCTCCGCCATCTACCGCGTCCCCACCTGCGCCGAGGGGTTGAGCGCAAGCCGGTTGGTCGCCACCGCCACCCCCAGCAGGCTGATCTTGGTCCCCGCGGCCGCCGCAGCAATGTCGGCGCCGGGAGCCACTCCCCCGGCGTTGGTCGAGACGTAGTAGGCCGTGCCGACCGTCAGCGTGGCGCCCACGTCGATTAGCCCCTCGGTGGCGACGATCCCCGGTGTGTTGCTGTCGCCACTCGAGAGAGCGATCCCCAGCCCGCGCTGGCCGGCAGCCTCGCTTGCCGTTGGCCCCGCCTCGTTGGCGTCGGCCGGTCGCCAAGCCTGCGTTTGCGTCCGGCAGACCGACTGCCCCGCGGTGACTGCCGATGCAAAGAGCGCCGTCTCGATGCGCGCCGTGCTCGAGCGTGGGGCCACGTTTGCTGGGGTGATGGTGAGGTCAGCCATGATCGGGGTCTCCTGATTGGTCGGTGGATTGTTTCTGCGCAAGTCCCGCGAGCCACGCCCCTGCGCGGTTCAGCCACGCCTGCCGGCTCGCGCAGCCGCACGTTGGGGGGAGCCCCAGGGCTTCCTTCGCGGCGGCGTAGCGGTCTTTGGTAATCCCCACCGAGGCAAGCAGCTGCTCGGTGTAGTCGCCCAGCGGGAGCGGATTCGCTCTCTGCGGCCGTTCGGCGATCGGCACGAAGTCGTCGGCGAGCTCGGGCTCTGGCCCGGTGTCGCTTACGACACGGCCGTCAACGATGCGAATGGTGCGGCTCATGCTGGGTCTCGAGGTACGCTCCACGGCTGCGACGCGTGGAGCGGAGTATGAGAGCAAGTGAAGTGATTCCAGAAGACAAAACCGCCGGCAGACAGGATGGCGTCGATCGGCAGGCAGTAGGGGCAGGTAGTGATGACCGGCGCGTACACCGTCGCGCCCGGTGAGTATGTCCCCGCCGCGCTGCCGACTACCACGCCGTCTGAGACAGCCTCGTACTTTCCAGTTGCTCGTCTGATCGTCGGCGGGGGTTGACCGATCCAACTCGCCGGCACGCACAGCGTGAGAGTGACGCCGCCTTCGGCGTTCTGTTCGTAGCATGTCGTACCCGGCGCGAGACCCGCCTGTATGCGTTGCAGCGCTGCGAGAGGCAAGTCGTAATGGATCGTCGTGAAGTTAATCGACCCGCTGCAATCCACAAAATCGCATCCCGGTTGCACGGGGTACTGGTAAGGGTCTCCCCACGCGCAGAAGTCGGAGCTGCCAGCACCCCCGTACTCCGCTCGAGAGTATCCGTTCCCGCTCCGCGAATAGCTTGTCAGCGTGTACGACGCGCCGCCCGCGCAACCGGGCTCGTTCGCCGACGTCGAAGACGCCACCGAGGTGAACGGACCGTACAGCCACTCTAGGCAACTCGGAGCGGGAACGCCGCTGAGCAGCTTGTCCGCGCTCGTCGTCACGGTTGTTGCTGGGCAGTACGGCGTAGCGGGGTACGTTGTCACACAAGAGACGCACGCCACAGTCGACCCAGCTTCATTCGCCCAGTACGGAGGAATCTGATCCAGTGACGGGCAGCCGTCGCTGAATGCGTACGAAACGCAGATGCAGTCGACGTCGCACAGCGTGACGAACGGCGGACAGGGATGAAAGTTAGGGTCGTCGCAATTGGCGTTGTACGAGAAGGCGTGCGTGTCATAAACACCGCGCTGATTTACACCGGGTGAGCAGCGCTGGCCGACGTTAGTCGCTTCGGGGCGGCCGAGAATCGTTCCGTCCAGGAAAGACTTGAGGCGGAAGCCGGAGAACGCCCGCCCGCCCACTGGGCCGCCTGCGCCGTTTTGTAGGACAGGCACCCAGCCAATCGTAACGCCGCATCGATCGTCGCTGATGTCACCTTGGTCGTACCCGACGAGCTCGTGATTCACCGCTGTACCGCAGCTCGCGCAAAAGCCGAACTGCTCGCGACGATAGGGCTCGTCGTAGGTCTGGCACGTCTGCGTGAACTTCTGCGTCCCTTCGATGTACGCAACGCGCGCGGCAATTGGCGCGGTGAACAGCTCGTTGCAACCGCAGCACTTGCTGATGCAGGCGTCGCCCGTGCTGACGAGCTTCACGTTCTGCGCTCGCGCCGCTTTCTGTGCTGCCGTTGAAGCGTGACCGTCTTCGCCGCGCACCAAGAACACCTCAATGCGTGCGTTGTCGTAGACGTTCGTCAGCAGCCCGGCGTCGTCGTTAAGCACTTCGGGCCAGTTGAGCCGGCATGCGTTCTGGTACTCCGTTGTCGGCCCAAGCCCGTCGGTTCCCGGTAGGTCCCAGGTGTCTTGAGGCGTCGTCGCCAGCGCGGTGACGCACTTGCCGAGCGCTATCTGCACGACGCGGAAGTCGTTCGCGTTCTTCATCACCGTCGGCACGGAAGGCCAGTTGCCGCAGCGCGGGTACACCGGCACGATCGCCGGCGTCACAAGGCCATCGACCCAAGCCTCGGGCATCTTGGGCCAGCCGACTGCCGGCAGCATCCTCGGTACGCAATCAAGGTCGCCTAGCGGCGCGATAGTCCCACCCGTGCATGGCGCGCCCGGAAGAAGCCAGTCGCGGCAGAGCTTCGTCGGGTTGACCTCGGGTGAGACGAGCGACCCATCGCCGCCGCAGCACGGCGTATAGTCCATGTCGATGACCAGCGGGTGCGCCGTGTTGTTGGTCGGCTCGCACCGCGTGAACGTGACCGTCGCGACGACCCCCTCGTCGCTCGGCTGATCGCCCGGCGCGTACGGTCCCGCGTTGTGGTAGATCACACTATATTTCCACCAGGGGCACCCAATCGAGTGCTGGGTCGTGAGCTTGCCGGCGCTGTTGTCAATGACGCGGTGATCGCACTGCGCGACCTTTCCGCTCTGCCGCTCCCAGCCGCCAGCCGTCTGCGCGCCGACCTCGAAGAACACGTCGTAGTAGTCGAACGACTTCTGGCCTGCGAGCGTGTTGACGAAGTCGTTGGGACCGTTCGGGTTTTGCTGGCGGCCAAGGTAGAAGCGCGCGACGCTCTGCGTCGTCGTCGCGCTAACGACGTGGATCGGCGTGGACCCGTCCGTCGAGCCGCCCGTGTCCGGCGACGCGAACACACCAACGCCACAAGGGATTGCTGCGCATGGTGGTGGCGCCAGACCGTCCGTTGGCTCCACGCCGTCTGTGCACAACCTGAGCGGGTCCGGGTGGTCGCACCAAGCCCAATCGACGACGCCGCCCGGCTCACTGCCCGTGTAGGTCGCTGTCACCTGAGCGATCTTCGGTAGCTTGCAGGGATCGAAGCTGATCCCGCAAACCAGTCCGTACTGCGTCGCGATCGGTTCCAACCACTCAGCGCTCAGGTACTCGACCTCGATATCGATTTCGTGGCTCATGGCTCCACCGTCGTTAGCACGACCGCGCCCCCTTCTTCGCACACCACGGCGGGGATCGTCTTCCAAGCGCTGACCGCGCCGCCGCAGTTGATGCGGAAGTGAAGCCCGCCCGACGTGTTTACCTCGATTCCTTGGGGGCATCCCCCTCCGCCGCCCCCACCTCCCAATCGCTCGAGCGACGCAAGCTTATCGGCCGGATTCAGCACCGCGACCACGCGGTGCGTCTTGATGGCCGCCGAGGGTTGCAGCTCATAGCTCCCATTGACCGGCCCTACTTCGTCGCCGGCGACCCCCGTTGTGAGCCCTTGCTCGACCGGTCGGTCGCTGGCCGTGCCCCACTGATTGGCGGCGACCGGAGAGCGGTGGTTGAACAGGATCGTCCCGCCGATGGGGTCGGTCGGGCGCCGCACGCTATAGACGAGCGTCCCGTCCGTTTGCCGCGTAGCAGTCGTGACCTCGACCGCGCCGCGCGGGGGGATCGTCGTCGATCCGTCGTTCTTGATCGTCAGATTCCGCGCTGTGGTGCTCATTTTCGACGCCTCCGCTGGTCGCGTGGCAGGGCGCGACGCCCTTTCTCTTTGACCGCCCGCGACAACGCATCGGCGCGCCGTGTCTGTTCCTCGAACGTGAGCGCGTCTCCCCGCGAGCCGGCATTGAGCGTCAGGCTCGTCGTCGGCGGCCCTCCCCCCAGCGACCACGCTACCTCGGTAATGTCCCCGCTGTGCCCCACCGCCCACAGACCCATCGCTTGCATCGAGCCCGTGGGCTTCGGAGCGTACTGGTCGAGCGTCGCGTCGATGTAGTAGTTGGCCTCCGTCGTCTTGGCGGCGAGCTCGGCCGCATTGGCCGCGGCGTCGTCGGCCACCGTGGGGGGCGTGCCGTTGTCCGTCGCCGGTGGGATCACTGTCACAGCGTGCTGGCGCACAATCTCCGGATGATGCAAGACGAGCACGTTAGACTGCGCGGCGTTGGGGCCCGGCCCGTTGGACACGACCTGCCGGTACTCCGTCGCCACCTCGACGTTGTTGGTCGAGTCACGAACGCGCACCAACGTCTGGAACCACAGACGGGGGGCCACAATGTCTTTGCTGGCGTCGATCCTTACTGCCGGCTTCTGGAGCTGCACAATCCGCCCCGAGTCGCGGTAGCTGTGGTCGTGCGGCCACGGGTCCTTGGGCGCACTGTTGCCGTCCGATTCCTCGTCGGGGTCAAGGAACACGCCGAAGACGCGGGCTTCGCGTGGCTCTTTCTTCCCCTCCTCGTTGATGACGAAGCCCGGGCGCACGTTGAGGATTTCGAGCTGTTCGAGATCGGTGATCGCGGCCCGCGAGGGGTGCGCGGCTGCGAAGCTCGTCGGCTCGGGGGTGGTGCTACCGATCGCCCCTTGGCCATCGACCCGGAACATGCGGAACACGTCGCGCTGCGCGAGCTTGCGGTGCTCTTCGTTAGTCACCGCCATGAACTTGCCGGCGTAAGTCCGCCCCCAGCTCTGCCCCGCCGGCTTGTAGCTGAGCTGGTCAATCGAAAGGATGCGGCCGTCGGTCTCGGTCCCCACGGGCGTCAGGTTCAAAACCATTTCGAACTCATCGGGCCCCCCGTAGAGCGACACGGCCCAGGGAAGTTGCTTCGTCTCGCCGGCGAGCGCCGATTGGAACACGCGCGGCAGGGACGGCAGGCCACCCCCTTTCCCTTCGCGGTAGAGCGTCATGCGGTTCTGGTTGGTGAAACCGATCACGCAACCGTAGGACTGCGCGAGCAAGGCCAGCTCCGCCGCCGGGTTCGCGCCAAACCAATCGACCTCGGGCCCCACGGCGTCGGGCAGCAGTTGCACGTCGGCGTTGGGTTCGTCCATCGCCACGGCGAGCATCGTCGCCAGCTCGCGCGCCGTCTTAGGCCACCGCAGTTCTCCGGCGCCCTCGCGCACGTTGTACGCCCCCGTGATGGTCCCGTACTTCCAGCGCCAGCGGCGATCGACCAGCGTGACCGTCACCCCCGGCGGGGAGCCCACGCCCCGGAAGGCGCGGGCGATCGGGACGCAGTCCGGGAACTGGATCGTCTGCGACTCACTGGCCGTGAGCGTCACCATACCGATGCCGGCCGGGTTCTGATCGGTTCCGACGCAGTCGAGCACGATCCGCCCCGGCTCCACCCCGCGCGGGAATCGCACCCGCGCAGAGACGATCCGCGAGAGTCCGGGGTAGCTGATGGTCCAGACCTCGGCCATCCCCTAGCTCTCGCGACTGTAGGTGTAGGTGGCCGTGTGCTTGTTGGGGCTTCGACGCTCACGCTGCTTGCGCTGCGTGAACTTCCACGGCGCCTGGAGGAACGTCCCCGGCGGTGGCGCAAAAGACCCCACGGTCGTGATCGTGATCGTGTGCCTCTCGCGCAGAACGCTCCGCTGGTTCACGAGGTACTGGTACGGCGCGCCGAACGGCAGCGCGATCGTGCCGTAGGTGGGATCGCCTCCCTCCGCCGAGTATTCCTCGACGTAGCTGCTACTCGATTCGCTGCCTGGTCCCCCGCCGTTCCACTCCTGCTGCGTCCCCTCGTTGTAGACGACCGTCACCTGGTTGGGCGCATTGGCGTCGCCACCCGGAGGTAGAATGCCGTTGGTGAACTGCACGACAGCCGTGCGCTGCGTCGCGTACTCGACCCCCTCGCCCGGCTTCCAGGCGAAGCTGCGGACGCGGCTGGCGCCCGCTGTGCGCGTGGGGTCGATGGCGTGCAGCGCGGTCGAGCCGTCGGCGTGGAGAAAGACTAACGTCCCGCCCTGCGCCGAGCGGTACCCACCACCGGCGAGGGGCGCGAGCCCGTAGGCCCGCTCCGCTTCCAACATCTTCGCGGCTAGCGCTACCTGCGTCGTCGCGTAGACGGTGAACTCGATGCCGGCGGATTGCGTCCAGCCTCGGTAGGCCCCGGCCGGCACGACCGAGTCGTCGAACTCGAATCGACCCTCATATGACGTGACCATCACGTCGCGATCGTCGTGGTTGTAGGCCGATCCCCCGAGCGGCGTGTAGGTCGCTTTCATCGGCTACACCCCCTGCGTCTGGGCTTCGCGCTTCGCCTCATCGACCTTCTCGCGCAGCTCGGCGAGTTCCTTTACGAGGCCGATGATGGTGTCGCCGAGCTTCTGCGCGTCTTCCGCGAACGACTTTTCCAAGTCCTCGAGCGCGGCCGTCTCCTTCACTTTCATCGCCTGAAGCTTGGCGATAAGAGCCTCGACGCCGTTGACGCCGAGCGACGCGGCGAGCTTGTCGGCGGCATCGACCGTCGCCTGCTGTTCCGCGGTGAGCTTCTCCAAGAGCGCATCAAAGCCGCCACCCTTCACGTCAACCTGAGAAGCGTAGAAGTCGGAAGTGATCGAAGTTCGGCCACCCAACACCCCTTCAAGTTGCGCGGCGGTCTGGTCGGTCTTGTTCGCCTCGAAGGCGTCGAGCGCGAGCTTGACCTGCTCGCGACGCGCCTCGTTCATTCGGCCGAGCGTCTCGGCAAGCGACTGTTCTCGCTGCTCTTGCTGAGCGAGGATCGCCTGGGCGTCGTCGGCCAGCTTCCGCTGCGAGTCGATTTCTTCGATTCGCTTCTGGACGATCGACTTCTGAATCTCGAACTCTTTCTCGCGCAGCGACAGCAGCGACCGGTTCGCCTCCAACAGCGTCTGAGTCGCGCTCACTTGGTTTTCAAGCTGCGCCGTTCCGTCCCCCGAGACAAGGGAATCGACGCTTTCTTCGGTTCGCCAGCGATTGCGCTCGGCGGTGGTGGTGTCGATCTGCGAGGTGAGCATTGACCGAGCCGAGTCGATTCCGCGCTGCCCGGCCTGCGGACTAGCGATCATCCCCGCGACTTCCATCGTCGTGCCGGCCCGCGACGCCTCCCGCTGCCCGTCCGCCCGGATCAGCGCGTTGGTCTGCTCGACGAGTTTCTTGCGCAGCTCCAGACGCTGGCGATCAAGTTCCTCCCCTCGCTCGAGCGCCTCGTTGTTGGCGTTCACAGCCGCCGAGAGCTGGTTCCAAAGGTACAGACCCACCCCCACCGCCACGCCAATCGCCGCCACCAGCGGCAGGCTCCCCGCGATCGCCGCCCCGATGCCGCGGATCACGGTCATCGCGGTTGCCCCGAACGCCGTCAGCTTCGCCAGCACCGCTGTGCCGATCGCCGAGTCCATCGCCGCCGCCCAGGCCCACGTCGCCGCGGTCAGCTCCTTGATTGCCGACCCCACGGCCAGCAAACGCGGAGTGAACTCGCGCAACCACGACGGCACAAAAGCGTTGAACAGTGCCTGGCCGACCCCCATCGCTTTTGACTTGACCGTGTCGAGCGCCGAGCTTGCCTTTTCCCACTGGACGCTCGGCGCGGCGACTTCGAGCTCGCTCACCGCCGAGCCGGTCGCCGACGCTTGCTTGGTCACGTCGTTCAGCTTGTCGGTGACGTTCTTGAGCTTCTGATCGACGCCGCTCGCGAGCGCAACGTCCACGTCGATCACCACCGGGTCATTCTCAGCCACCGCTCACACTCCTTGCCGTGCCGCTCGCGAAGGCCGCGATCGCGTTCTGCCGCGCTTCGATCCGGTCGCAGAGCCGTTCCGCTCCGTCGATCGCCGTCGCGTAGGTCGTCAGCCACTCGTCGTCTTCAAAGCGCCCCACCGCTCGGCAGCGGCGGTAGTAGTCGAGCGCGGACGCGGCCCGCGACGAGAGCTCGAACGGGGCCGTGTAGTGACCCTTGGGGCAGCCGGTCGGGGTGTCGCACGGCGTGCGAATCCCCGGCAGGCGTTCCTTCGGCCGCTTCACCACGGCGCCGCTCTCGTCGAGGTCCTGGTAAGTGTCGATTTCCCCGGCCGCGGTGTAGATGTACTTGCGGCAGTCGTCGCACGAACGGCCAGCGACCTCCGGGTGCAGCCGCTGGAGCACGACGCCGCGCGCTAGTTTCCCAGCAGCGCTTCCTTGTCGGCCGCGCCGAACCGCTCCGGCTCGCCAGCGAGCGGGTCCTCATCGCCATAGTCGAGCGACAAGACGATCGCTTCAAGCTTACGGATTAGCATCGGGTGCAACGCCTCGATTCCCTCAACCGTGATCGGCATCGTCTCGAAGACGTGATCCTCGGGGGTATCGTCGTCCGCCTCGCGATCGTCCTGGATGGTCCAGCTCGTCACCTGCTTGGCGATGAGTCGGTGCCGGATCGCCTCCTGGTGCGCGACCGTGTGGGCCTTCGCCCGCTCGCTCTCGCGTTGGTAGGAAGCGAGCGCCTTGTTGCTGATCGGCCGGAACGTGAGTCGCAGCTCGGGCCAGTAGACGCACTCCGACAGGTAGACGTGGCAGTCCTGATCGTCCTTCGGGACAGTGAATCGCTTGCGGGCCATCGCGGTCTTACGCTCCTAGATTGAGGGTCGCGGTGAACTCGGGCGCGGTTTGGGTCCCCAGCGCCTCGAACTCGAACGGGGAGTAAATCACGCCGGGCCCTTCGACCTTCGTGTGCTCGCGCGTCTGCGCCAGCGAGGGGAAGTCGAAGGAAATCTCCCGCGAGTCGGACGAAAGGAACGACAGCAGTCCGGCGCCGCTTGGAATCTTGTAGACCACGTTGTTGGTCTGGTGGATGGGCGTTGCGTTGATGTTCAGCATTGTGGAGCGGACGTTGGTTCGCTCAACGCACTGCGCGACGGCGGCGCTGAAGAACTGCGCTCCGAGGCGGTTGTCGATCGTCATGTTGAACGAACGCGCCGAGAGGAACGTGCTGGAATAGGAGACAGTCCCCTCGGAGAACAGCACGATCCGACCGCGACCGGTCGTGTTCGGCGCGACCGCCCCATTGATCGCCGCAAGAGCCGCTGCGTCGGTGAGCTCGCTGGTGCCGCGCCCCACAATGTCGAGGGAGAGCTTGAGCGACTCTCCTTCGGCAGCCGAGAAGACGGCGCGGCTGACGTAGCAGTCGTTGTAGCGGTTGTTGATGAGCGGACCGACACGATTCAGCACCGTGAATGGCAGCAGCGTGGCGACGGGCGTGTGCAGGTTCCCAACCGGCGCCGCCCCCAGGATGAGCGGCAGCCAGAACGCGAGGTCTTGGCGCGAAGGCTCAAGGCTGATCGTCCCGCCGACCATCGTCCGCCCCTCGACCGAGTCGAGGCTGTGACCGTAGACGAGGCCCCGCATCGTGCCCGCCTTAATCCGCTCGGTCTTCGCGGTGAGCGTGTTGCTCGTCGGAAAAACGCGAACGGCTGTCGCGCCGAACGTCACAGCGCCGGCGCCGGCTTGCGCGATGCAAACGTGGTCAGGGGCCCCGGTCAGGCTACAGATGCCGATGATCCACCTCCGCCGGCTCGCCGGCTGTTGAGCTTGAGAATCGTGTACACGCGGATGCGCTCGCGGATGGCCTGCCGCTCACGGCTCAGGATGCCGACGAACGGTCGGGCAGGGACGCGTGCCCCTCCCTCTTGGTGCAGCGCCGCCCAAGGCCGCGCCGTTCCATAACGCAGCCGACCACCCCCCTTACCGCGTGGGTTCTTGGTGATCGCCCGCACGCTGTCTTGATTGCGACTCCCCAGCGAGTCCCGCAGCCGACCCGTCTCAACGAGGATCGTCGCGTGCCCCTTCCGCTTGATCGTCGCCGGTGCGAGCGGCGCCCACGGTCCCATCGGACCCGACTCGGCTGCGAAACGGTTGCGACTCATCGCCTCCAGGTCCCCCAGCGTCTGCCGAAAGATGGGGGCGTAGTCGAGCGACTCGAGCGCCTGCTGGAATCGCCCCAGCACTTCCGGAGGACCGGCCCCAGGGCGCCACCCGATCGTTGTGGAAAAGACCCGGGCCATCGATCACTCGCGGTAGAGTCCAGTGATCGATAGCGCCTGCCCGTCCCACCCCTGCGACCGCAGCGACGCCGGGAACCGCGATAGGTACTCGACGCGCGTCGCGTAGCAGTCGCCGTTCGTTAGGAAACTGTTCTCCGGGAGGTCTCCCGCGAAACGCCGAACAATCTGGTCCCGCACCTTGAGTTGCCACGGCAGGCCACGCGTCTCGTCGTCCGCGGGAACCACGAGCAGCACGTCCGCCGCGTACCGCACGATTCGCCGGCCGATTTCCCCCGCGAGGTCGGTGCGCTCGGCGAGCGGCAGCAGCAAAAGGTTCGGTTTGCCCCGCTCGGTGGTTGGGTTGCGCCTGAGCTGCGCCCGGTTCGGGAACTCGGCGGCGACCATCGGGAGCGCGTCGAGCGCGTCCACCACGGCGACCAGGAAGCGTCCCTCGGGGCTCTCGTTGTAGGCGGTGCGTTCGGTGGCGGTGATCGGCACGGGGCTAGTCCAGGTAGCTCACGAGCGCGAGGTCATGACTGATGAGCGCCCCATCAATCCAGCGCTCGGACGACGAGGCGACTCGGTAGCGACGCTGGCCCATCGTGACGCTGGTGCGCTCGGGAACGATCACCGGCGTGGCGTCCAGGCCCCACACACGCCAAGTGTCACGCGACACGTCGCCGGTCGATTCCTGGAACCCGCTCGTGGTTGTCTCGCGCGTCGGGCTCAGGCGGTGCGCCTTGGCCAGAGTTGTCGGGCCACCCTCGACCACAATCGAGGCGTTCACTACCGAGGGGGCTGCGAGGAGCCGCCACTCTTGGCGACGGGCAGCGGCCACCTCGGTGAACGTCGGCATCTCACTCCCCAGCGCTCGGCAGGCAGCGCCGCCGAATCGACACGGTCAAAGATTGCTCGTCACCAAGTCCGGATTCCGCCGCGACGCGACGGGCTGCGTCGATCGCCTCGCCGGGGGTCGTGGCATCGACGAGCACCGTGAGGGGGTCGCCGCCATCCGCGCCCGTCGGCCAGACGATCACTTCGTAAGGGCGAACTGCCAACGTCTTGGCAACGCCGGTCACCTCGGTCGGAGCGTCGCTCGGCGACTCGTCGGCGGTTTGGGGCTCGTCGGCCACTAGCTGTACCCCCTCCGCGCAATGTGCGTTGACCCATCGACCGACCGACGGCCGTCGATGATCCGCTGCTCGAGCTGCTCCAGTTCCCGGTACAGTCGATCGACGTAGCCGGTGTGATCCGTTTCCGCCCCCCCGCCCACGTTGGGCAGGCCCCCGGCCTTGGTCGGGTCGAGACCCGCAATCTCCGCCGCAACGGCTTCGTAGCGGGTCTCGAGCGCGGCGAGTGCTGTGGGCGTCATGCGACAGCGACCGGGACGGCCGCCACGTTCGCCGGCGTCAGGTGCGAGTGGATGCCGACCGCCGCCATGTAGCGAGCGAGGGCCTCCGATTCATGACGGGCCTGCACGCGCATCGGCTTGGTGAGCGAGCGCGGAATCTCCACGTCAAACCAAGGCAGCGAAGCGTCATCGTGCGGCAGCGTCCCCGGATCGACTGCGACCTCCGGCTCGTCGGGGACCCCCGCGACCTTGGCCCCGGTGATCGGGGCCACCGGGGGCGCATCGACGCTGCTCAGTCGCACGGCGTCGGTCGCAGTCTCCGCGCCCGGCGAAGCGTCCGACCCCGCCGGCGGCGTCTCCGCGCCCGCACGCGATCCATCGCCCGCCGGCGGAGCCGGACTGCCCGAAGCGCCCTCCGCGCCGCCCTCGGGCGGCACGGTGGCGGTGTCCTTCACGGAGTGCGTCTTGCGATCGGTACTCGGCATCGTCAGGGCCTCGGTATTGCGGGAAAGGTGCGGGTCGGCCGCGGGTCGTCACTCGTCGCGATCAGCTCGCGCGGTTGCGAATCCAGTAGCGCGGCTCGACCACGCCGCAGCGACCGCGGTAGTTGGTGAAGAAGCTCGCGAAGATGCCCTGATCGACCATCATGTAGTCGGTCGCCGGCACTTCCTTGACCATCAGCGGCCAGTTCTCGAACCAGGTGAACGCCTTCTTGGGCGCGCCGTAGAACCAGCGCTGCGTCGCCTCGGCCTCGCTCACCCCCGAGTCGATCAGCAGGTTGCGGATGCGGCTGGTGGCGACCTGAACGTACTGCCGCGTGGCATACTCGGGCGCCGAGGCGATCGTGGTGCGGTTGGTCTCCGTCACGAAGCGCTGCTCGGTGCTCTTCAGCACGCGCGCCCAGACACCTTCCTGGTCCGGGTCGTAGACCACGGTGGTGACGTCCGGGTAGCCGATTTCCTTGCCCGTCTCGGGGTCGGTCATGCGGCTCGCCAGGCGGCGGCAGTTCTGGATATCCGTCTCGTCAACAAAGATGTTGACGTGATCGTTGACCCACGGACCTCCCGAAGCGAAGAACGTGTTGTAGCCGATGCCGTTGTAGTTGTAGGTGTTGTCAATCCCCAAGACGGTCCGCAGGATATCGTTGTCCTGGACGTACTTGAGGTGCCCACCAATCTGCGCCGCATTCGCCAGCACGTTGGTCGTGTCGTCGAAGAACACCGCTTCCTTGGTCAGCTCGCAAGCGGCCCCACGCTCGATGGTCTCCGGGGTCCGCACGACGCGGTCACCGAACGACAGACGCTGGTGCGGCTGGTTGGGAAGCCGCGTGAGGTCGATCGACGCTCGCGAGAACCCGCCCAGGCCCGTCAGGACCTCGCCATTCCGCTTGGTGCTCTGCACGTCGGCAAGCGCCGCCGTGACGCTCGGCTCCTCCATGTACGCTTCCAGGATGCGGGCCTGCACCAAGCCGGCCGTCGCGGCGCGGAAGAGCGACACGTCCTGGAAGCGGCTGGGGTCGATCCCCATGCCGCCCGCTTCGAGGGCCGCCACCGAATCGACCTCGCGATAGGCGGGGTCAAAGGCGGAGTGAAACCCGTGACCGCCGATCGCAATCGCCAGGTCCTTGATGCTCACTTCGCGGGCCGGGATGCGGCCGGGGGCGAGTGCAGGACGATGCGAGGCGTCGCGAACCTCTTCCATCGCGCCGGTCACTTCGTTGCGAGCAACGAGCCCCAGCGTCTGATTCCATTCGTTGAGGAAGTTGGCGTTCGCACGCGCTGCGCCATTGCGACCGCCGTCCTTGCGGAGCTTCGCGAGACGGGCGCCCAGAGTGCGCTGAAGGGTGACGCTCATCCTTGGTATCCTGCTGCTGGAGCGCGACCAATCGCGCGGAGGGGACTCGTGAACGTGGGACTCTGCGCTTCGGCAGCGTTAGCCGTTGACCAGCGAGATACGCGACGGGCGGACGCGGAAGCGGACCATGGTTGCATTAGCCGCGGTGCGATCCTCGCAGCGGCCGATGGCGTTTGCCGCGTTGGTGACCCGCATCACGCGCTGGTTTTCGAGCTGGGTGCCGTTCCCCTGCTCCACCGGCCCGATCCAGTCGTCCACCTGGAACGTGGCGGGCGCACAGTCGTACGTCGCGACCCCGTAACGACGCACTGGGATGCGAGTCTGCGTGGTCTCGGCGCCAGTCGTCTCGCCGACGGCGATCCCAACGAACAGGTCGTTGAACAGCGCCTGATTGGCGACCTCGGTGCCTTGGTCGGCCTGCTGCGACGCACGACGCACAACGTTGTTGGCCGTGTCGAGGTACAGCAGGTCGCCGTAGTCGATCCGATCGCCGATGGCGACGTAGTAGTAGGCGGTGTCAGACTCTTCTTCGATGCTGCGGAGCGGCATGGTCGCCCTCGGTAGGCTTGGTGGTGAACGTGTGCGGAAGCCGCGATCAGGCTTTCTTCGCGACTCCCAAAGCGATCGCGAGCGGCTGGTCGCCGAGTCGCGTTGCAAGGCTCTCTTGGCTCTCCATCGCCGTCTTCACGACGGGCGGCTTCACGCCACGCTTCGCCGGAGGGATGCTCGCGACGATCGCCTCACGGGCCTCGTCGTCGTCGGCCTGGATCAGCTCGAGCGCCAGGGCGCCGCTCAGCGTCTTGAGGTCGATCCCCGCGCTGGCGATCCACTCCAAGGCGGCGGCCATCGCGCCGGGCTCTTCCGCCTCACTGGCGCCCCCGGCGTGAATCTCGTCGGACTCGGGTTCGCCCTGCTCGTCGTCCGCCTCGGGGTCGGCGAGCATCGCGCGGATGCGGCTGAGCTTGCTAGCGTCGTCGAGCTCGGCGTCGTCCAGGATCAGGAGCATCGCCTCCCGCATCTCGGCCAGCAGGTCCTTCGCCCCCTCGTCGTCGAGGCCCGCTTCCTCGGCCTCGTTGAGGTCGCTCGGGCTCTGAGGGGCTTCGTCCTGCTCGACGGCGGGCTTTCGGACCTTACGCGCCGACTTCGCCTTGCGGGGCGTTTCGTGCTCAAACACGCTGTTGGTCGTGGCAGGTCGGGACACGATATCGACCCCGTAGACCTCCGCGATCCGCTCGACGACGCGGCGGCCGTCGGAACCGACGCGCTCGACCACGTCCGTGTTGTGCGAAAGCCCGACGGCGAACTTCCGCTCGATCCGCTCGAGCAGCGACTCCGTCGCGGCGTGCGTCTTGGTGTAGTGAACGTCCCCGACGATGCAGGGCTGGCCGCCGAACGAACGGACCCGCGGGTTGCGAATCTCGCCCCACGACTCCCGGACGCTCCGCGGCTGCGTGCGCTTGTCCATCGACGGATGGTCGAAGCAGACCGGCTTGCGGTCGTACTTGCTGATCGCCCCTTCCATCGCCTCGCGGGTGTAGACCCGGCCGTTGCGACTCTCGGCGTTCAGGATGCGGGCGCCGTAGATCACCCCGGCCTTGCGGTCGATCTTCCGCTCGTCCAGCGAGACCGATTCTACCGCCGAGGTGACCGTCTCACGCGTCGTCTCGCGCTTGGCGACGGTGCGGCGGATCTTCTTGATCGCCTTGCGGCGGGGTGTGGTGGTGCTCATGCAACCACCTTAGCGCCTGTATTCTCTCGCTCCAGACTCAGTTACTGTGGCGCGGTAAGCATTCACCAAAGTCACGATCCGGGCACAAACGGCCGCCGTCCGCGACGCGGCGTCTTGCCCGTGTTCTCGCACCCCTCGGCGGTGCAGCGGTAATAGCTTACCCCGTTGGGCTGCGTCGTGTAGCAGCGCATCGTGTCGCCGTGCGTGGGGCAGAGCGGCCGGTAGCTGACGAGCTTGACGTACCCAGCGGGCGCGTCGTCGGTCGAGGTGCGTTCGCGATCCGGCATCGACTCGCTCACTCCAGGACGATCAGGGTGTCGCAGCGGCAGTTAGGGTGCGCTGGGGGGCCGAGCGGATAGTCACGCTCCCATTCGGCGGCAGGGCGGCGCGCGAGGGGCCGGCAGAGCGGGCACACCTTGCTGTCCGCCTCCGTGATCCACAGCTCGACCGGCTCTAGGCCAATTTGCTTGAGGTCCGCCGCCGAGAGCCTTCGAGCACCGGCAGCGCCTGCCGTGGCGCGCGTCACCACAATCGACTCGGTGCTCTCCGGCGCGAGCACAATGTCGAGCAGTATGTCGGCCTTCACACGGCCGTCGCGGGCCTCGATTTCGCGGAACCCATCGACGAGCCGCACCTGAGCGCTCGCCGTCGCGTCCATCGCAATCGACGAGGCGTACCGCTCCCCGAGCGGCGCCGTGCGTTCGGTCGCCATCGTGTCGAGCAGCGTGGCGTCGAAGGGGGGCATCTCCAGGGGTATCTTCGCGTCCGGGCGCACGGACCGTTCGGGCGCGAGTTGACGGACCGAGGTGGGGGAGCTCCCCGGGGTCGTGGGCGGTTGCGTCCCAAACGCGGTCCCTTCCGGCGGATCGTCCTCCGACGAGAGCCACCAGTACGTCAGCCCCGCGATCACGGCGGCAGTCGTCCAGTTCCCCCCGGTCTTCGCGCTGCGCACCCCGTCGGCGTAGCAGTCGGCGGCGAACTTGCGCGATAGCTCCACAAGCGGCTGTCGAACCTCGGCGGCGTGCGCGCGCCAGAACTCCGGGGGGATCGACTCGGGGTCGCCGTACTGGCGGAGCGCCTCGCGCAGCTTGGCCCGACGACGCGGTTCGAGCGCGGAGAGCGCGTCGCGAACGTCCTGTTCGTAGGCCAGACGCAGCCGCTCGATGCGGGTCATCGCTTCCCCTTCCGACGATCAAGCGACCACGACTCGGCCGCGTGGGCGAGGGCCTGACCGAACGGGCTGGGGGTGTCGGGACGCGGCTCTTCGTCGAGGCGCTTCAGCTCGACCTCGGGGTCGCGGTCCGATTCCTCGATCGCCGATCGACGGCTCAGCAGCCCCGCTTGATGCTCGGCGATCCGCCCCAAACGCTCTTGCGTTTGGTCGCGCACCACCATTGCCGGTGCCGTGATTTTGAGCCGCACCACGCGTCGCAGTTGCTGCACACTCGCGACGCCCGGGATCATGTTGGCCGCCACCGCGTTGCGGAGCACCATCCACAGCAGCCGCGCGTCGTGCGCCTTCTCCACCCCCTGGAGCCGTGCGGCCGACTTCACGAACGGCGCCTCCGCGACGAGCGTGCTGGCGTAGTTGGCGTTCGATGCGTCGGCCGACACCATGTGGTACGGCAGCGACCAGCGCACCCCGAAACGCCGGTCCCCGGCCTCCGCCACGTCCACGAAAGTGTTGCCGCTCGGCTGACCCATCGGGCCGAGCATGTAGTCAACGTCCTGGGTGTCGAGGATTGTCCCCGACTGCCAGAGCTCGGCGCGCACGTTCGCTGATCCCGGCGCGCTGCTGCGCTGCGTGAGGAACCGCACGTCGCTCGCCCCGCGCTCAAGACTCGCCCGCGTGACCCGCTCGGAGTGCTTGCGGACCATTGCGATGGCCGCCTGGATCGCCGCCCCCTCGAGCGCGTTGCCGACTGTCGTGTCGCTCTTGCGAATCCATCGCGACGCGGCGTACAGGTCCGACAAGCCACGCTTGACCCCCGTGGGGACGTTCTTCTTTGAGTGAAGCATCTCGTCGGCTGGGATGACTCGCTGTGTCCCTGAGCCATACGCAGCCGAGAAGTACGCACGGACCGTTGCCATGTTGTCCGGGTCGGTCGCCACCCCGTACTTCCAGTGCAGCCTGGGGAGTCCGTAGTGCTCTTCCAGCAGCTCGGCATTCGACGGGGCAGTGATCCACGACGGCTCATGCAGCCGCAGTGCGCTTGTCCCGTCGTCCTTCGCGACCACTTCAAGAAACCGCTCCCCCTCCACCAGCCGCCGCTGGAATAGCTCGGGCTGAATGGTGCCGGCGTACTCGACGCGCTCGAGGAACTCTTCCACGATCGATTGGCAGAGCGCGGCGAGCCCCTCCGCGCCCGGTTCGATCAGTTCGACCGAGTAGGTGAATCCCTCCGTCCCCAGGACGTAGTTCGCCACTGTGTCAATCGCATTGATGACGACGGCGTTCGTAGCGTGCATCTGCTTGGCCGGCCCGCGAATCTCCGCTAGCTCGACCTCCGTGCGCCAGTGCGGCCAGAAGTCGCCGTCCTGGTAGTCGTTCGGCTCGTCGCGCAGCGATCCACTGAACGGGTCTCGCTGCCCGTCGTGCTCGCGGCTCACCAGCTCGTTGTGCTCGAGCGCGGCGGCGACCCCGGCCGGGCCGTTCGGCACGCCGGCGAACAGGCCGATTGATTCGAGGTAGCGCGTCTCCGCCTCCAGAATCGCGAGGTCGCGCTCGACGATGCGGGCTTCGCGGGCGGCGAGCAGTTCGGCCAGTCGTTCCTTGGCCGAGGGGTTGGCGGGGGTGGTCATGATCGTTGGGCCTCTAGCGAGGGGTCGGTTGCGTAAGTGCGGAGCTGGGCGTCGAGGGCCGAGGCGACACGTACCCCCATCTCGAGCGCGTCGGGTCCGTCGTCGTGCGATCCGCGCGGGAACTGCTGCAGCTGCTCGGCAAGTCGCTCGGCGCCAACGCTCCCGCGGCGGAGCCGCAGACGCCCTTGCGACAACAGCGTCCCGAGCCCCAATCGGATGCGGTCCACCTTATCCGTGTGCTGGGTGACGGTCGCCACGGGGGGCAACACGCCGTCCCAGGTGGCGTAGAGCAAATCCTCGAGCGCGCCAAAAGCGTTGGTCTCGATAGCCCACTGGTCGGGCCGGAAGTAGTTGGCGATCGACGCCCCGTCGGCCAGCATTTGCGTCACGCTGCGGCGTTCGATCGACGCATCGACGTAGACCAGCCCATCGAGCGTGGTGGTGAGCATCACGAACGCCGAGAAGTCGCTGCGGGCCGTCTTGCCGAGGCTCGGGTCAAGAGCCAGCACCCGGCAGACGTGCGACGCCGGGTCCGGAGCGCGGTCGTACCACGCGTGCGGGCCGAACAGCGACTCCGACCACTCCGCCAGCCGGTGCGAGCCGGGGTTCTGCTGGTAGAGCGCGCTGAACCAGTAGGGGTCCGACGAGTCGCGCAGGCGCTCGAGGTGGGTCCGGCTCCAGCGCTCGGGCCACAGCGGTTCGCCAGGCGCCCGACCCAAGGCGTCCCCGTCCCCGGCGAGCGCCGGCAGACTAAGCAGCTCGACCGGTTCGCCGTCGGGTCCTTCCCCGGCGCGCAGCACGCGGCCCAGCAGATCATCCTTATGCCACCTCGTCGCGACCATGACCACCACTCCCCGCGGCTCCAACCGCGTCAGGACCGTCGAGGCCCACCAGTCCCAGTGCGACTCCCGCACCGTCTGCGATAGCGCCTGCTCGCTGTTCTTGAGAACGTCATCGACCACGATCAGGTCGAAACCGCGCCCCGTGAGCGGGCCCCCCACCCCCGAGGTGAAGCACCCGCCACGCCGACCCGTGATTCCCCACTCGTCTCGGGCCCGGACCGCCTGATCGACCGACATCCCGAACAGACGCGGCCCGTGCTCTTCTAAGATGTCGCGGGCACGGCGCCCGAACTTCGCTGCAAACCTCGCTTCGTACCCGGTCACCGCAACTGACTTGTCGGGCCATCGACCAACGAACCACGCCGGCAACCACACGCTTGCCAGCTCGCTCTTGCCGTGTCTCGGCGGGGCCTGCACCACAAGGATGCGGGGCCCCAGTCGCCGCTCGATGAGCTGGCAGACTCGCTCATCAATCGCCTCCTGGTGCCGCGTCGGGCGGATGCGACCCCGCGTCGCGACCGTCGCCAGCGTCAGAGGCGAACAGTGAGCCAGCCACGCTTCGCGCACGCCCTCGGTTGTCAGGTCCATCGGTCACCTCCGCCAGCAAGTCGCGGAACCTCGCCTCCGCGTGCGGGTCGGAAGTCACGAGGTCCGGCAGCGACTTGTCGAGCCCCACTTTCGCCGCTGCGGCGTTGGCCGACCTCATCCGCACTAAGTTAGTGCTGGCCCTCGCTCGGTCGCGCGGACTCAGCTTCTGGTTGGTCGCGTCGTCGAGCTGCATTCGAACAACCTCCGCCAGCCGGTCCTCGGGGATCGGCCACTGCTCGCGCGTCGCACGCTCAATGAGCCGCCGGGTCTCGCGAGGATTGGCGTCGCCGGTTAGCGCGCTGTGCACGCCCCCCCTTTCCCCCCCAGGGTTGGCATTGTCTTCAGACTCGGGCATGGCGTGCGTCAATGCGGATCAAGCCACACCGAGACGCTCGCCCCGGTGGCCCCCGTAAGTCGAGCCCGTAGGCTCCAGGAACCGCGGTCGCGCTGTCGCAGGATGAACTGCTGGCAGCCATCGTCCGCCGTGCTCACCACGGCGATGGGGGTCCAACGGTTGGCGCCCTCGGGGGACGTCTCGACGATCACCCGTCCCCCTCCGAGCGTGCCGAAGATCGACAGCACTTGGGGTGCGGCGTAGACCGGAAACGTGCTGCTCGTGGCGTTGGTGGTTTGGTTGTTGAGAACCGCAACGGGGGAGAGACTCATCGCGAAGCTCCTGAGGCGAGGTTGTGGCCGGGGTGCGCGATGACGTCCCGAGCGGTTGGAATCGCAATCGCTTGCGCAACGTGGTTGTTTCGAGCCGTGAGGCGGCCGCGGCGTGATAACACAGCGATTGAAGCCACCTCGGCGAACGACAGAGTGCGCGAGTAAGCGCGGATGTCGTTCATTTGCCCTCCCCAGTAGCGACCCGGGGGGACAAAAACGGAGTCACGGCCGACCTCGAACGACGCCCCCGCAGCGACAGACGCGTACGTCCCGGCGAGCACGCTTTCGGTAGGCTGGCCCCCCGGGCTCTGTACTTGGATGACGGCGCTTGTCGGCGAGATTCGCAGCGCGACGTGCTGCCACTGCCCCGGTGTCCGCAGCGGTCCGCTCGCCCAGTCGTAGGTCGCGGGCACCGTGTTCCAGTGGAAACCCCAGTGGTCGCGGTCGTTGTTGGCGACGTTGAGGCCGTTGACAAGGCCGCCGGCGCGGTTGAACAGTAGCCCCGACCCCGCCACGGCCGAGTCGTCGTCGAGCACCCACGCCATCAGCGTGATTGTGTTGGTCGTCAGCCCGAGGTTGATACCGCCGAGCCACGTGGTGCGATCGAAGCGGAACGAGGCTCCCTCGACGGGGACGCCGGCCGGCTTCGGCTCGTAGAGCGCGGCGCCCCCCCAGATCGCGTTGCGACCCCCTGCCGTCGAGTCGTTCGGGTTGTTCGAGCCGACGGACGCCCACCGAGCGTGGAGCGCCGGGTCGCTCAAGAGTGCTTCGTGACCCATGTTCTAGCGGCGCCCGCGGGCCCCCATGCTGGGTGCGTACTGTTGGTGGTAGGCGCTGCGATCGTCGATCGACGGCGACGCAGAAGCGCGGGGCGGCAGCAGCGGCGTACGACTGGCCGCCTCGAAGTGCGACACGCACCACACGCCACCCGCCTTTACGATCGCCCGCACGTCGGCCGGTGTCTCGTCGCCAGCGTGCTGAGCGCAAAACCAGCGGTGATCGCCAAGGGGAGCCATCCACGAAGCGGGGTTCGCGGCAAGCGGGCCGTACTGCTTGGCGTCGTTGTTGTTGATGTACGCGGGAACGCCGAGCGCTCGGCCAGTCGCCTGCGGACTCAGCAGTCGGTTCGATTGGCGCGGGTTGCTCGCGTCGGCGGCCGACTCAGGCCACGGCTCGACGCAGACGAGCGGGTAGGTCGGGTCGAGCTCGCGGCGACGCGCGGCCTCGGCAAACCACCGCTCGAACCGGCTTTGCGCGAGTGCCGAGATTCCGTTGATGGGGCCCGCGTAGCGCGAGAAGCCGCCGTACGGGGCGGACACGTCGATCGCCACCGCGTCAGCACCGACGACGTTCTGCATGTAGTCGAGCGCCGCGTCGGCTCGCGCACGCCAAGCCGCCTCATCGGCTTCGATCAGCGCTTTGCTGTCGGGCGTGTCGAGCCGCCCCATGTATTGGAGATACTTCATGCCGCGCGCCGCGCACACGTCGCGCATCAGCCGCAGTGTGCTCGCGAGGCCCGAGCGATTAACGGTGTCGGCCGCGTAGCCGGCGGCGATCACTTGCGCCGGCGGATTGATTCGCCAGGACGGGGATTGAGGCGTTCCGTTGATCGCGTCGCGAAGCGCGTCGTCGTACGCGAAAAAGTTGTACCAGGGGTAAGGCTGAAGGTCGTCGCCGAGCCCTTGTTGAATCATCCCCGGCGCAGGGTTAACGCCCCAGTGGTACGGGTTGTGCGCGGCGTTCACCGCAGGCAGCGCGGCGGCCCAGGCGGCGGCGGCTTCGACCCAGTTCAGCGTGGGGCCGATGAGCGTAGGGCCCGAGCCGGTCACGCAGTTGTAGACGCACCCGTACTCGGCTGCCGAACCAGAGGCGTTTTTCTCGGGGTAGCCGTGCGTGTTGCACTCGAGTCCGTCGAGGGTGATGCTCACGGCCCCCCCCCGCGCGGATCGAGCCGCTGCAAGACGCGCTCGCTCACCTCGGTCTGACGCTCAAGCGCGTCGATCCACCGCTCGCGGATCGCCAGGATCTCATCGAGCGACGCCTCAACGCGCTTGTTCGTCTCTTCGGCCCTCACCAGCGCGGCCGTCGTGTCCCGGACCGTGGCCGTCACAAACAGTTGCAGCGCGTCCGATTGCTTGCTGAGCGCGTTGGTCTGGTGCCACGTGAAGTAGATCAGCACCGCGCACATGGCCGCGGGCATGCCGACGCGGTCGATGGCCTTGATCCACCAATCGGACATGCCGGCGCTCGCTAGTTTTCGTTCGATGACGGGGGGCACGGCGACGACGCGAGAGGTGAAAGGTGAAGGCGACCCAGGGGGCGCGGGTGCGGCGAGCAACCCGCGCCCCCTCAACGGGCCTGGGGGTGCTTCGTCAGTGACAGGCTCGTCGCGCGCGGAAGGTCGCGATCGGTGCGCGGAACTCCCGCACCACGATCGGTTTCTGAACCACACGCCGCACTTCGACCGGGCGCTCGACCACCACTTTTCGGGTCACCAGCGGCTGAGCGACGATTCGCTCAACCACCAAGGGCTCCTGCACCACGCGCCGCGTGACAATCTTCTCCGTCACGATTGGCTGAGCGACCTCGTGCGTGACGAAATGCTCAACCGGCGCCGAGAACGAGAAGGTCGGCGCGCCGTCAGTAGCGGGCTGGGCGGTCGGGCAAGCGCCGTCGCAGGCCGCCGCGGCACTCACGTTGGTGAGTGCGACGGCGAGCGCCACACACCAGGCGGCGATCATCAGCATTGCGTCTTTCATGGTCGGTCTCCTTCGTAGGGTCGGGTTGGGGTGAAACGCCTCGTCGTTTACTCGCCGAGCAGAGTCGCCACGGCCTGCGCCTGCTCCTCGGGGCTGAGCTTGCGGCCCGGGGGCATCGACTGGTCGAGCACGCGCCGCGCCGCGGCGAGTCGCTGACCGTCCGACAGCGGCCCGTCGAGCGAGAGCCCCCCCTTCTGCTTGCCACCGGCGTGACAGGCGACGCACGACGCGGGGACTTGGCCCCCGCCCGATCGCTGGGCCTGGATCGCCTGGGCCGGGAGGTCGCCCCCTAACCCGGCGTCGTCGGGTGCGTTCTCGGGGGGCGGGGCGTCGGTGTAGCCCCCGCCACCAGCGGCCGCGATTGTCCCGCTAGCCAGCCCTTGCACGGCGCCGCGGACAGTCGCTTGGACCTGCGCCTGCACGTCCGCCTCGAACCGGTAGCTGCGGAGCGCTTCCTCCATCGCCTTCTGCATCAGCGCCTGCTGCACGACCGGCTGGCCGACCTGGTAGTAGACGTTTTGGATCGTCGGCACGACGTGGTGCTGGACCACCTGCTCGACGACCTTCTCGACCACTTGGTGGTGGACGACGGGCTGCGCGTGGACGACGTGCTGCTGGACGGCGCACGCTGCGTGCCCGCAGTGCTGCTGAGCAAACGGGGCCGCCCCCGAGCTCTCGGCCGCGATGGCGATCCCCAGGAGCGCCTCGGCGATGTGCAGCAGGGTGATGATTCGATCGTGCATCATGGGGCTCCTGATGGGGCTTCCAGCGGGGTCTCGAACTCGACCAAGTAACTCCGCAGCGTGCGGTAGCGTTCCTCGACCGCGTCGCGGCTGGCGGTCCCGCCGTGCGCAAGGCTCGACAGCCGGGCGCCCAGCGGCTTACCCATGCCCGTCTGTAGGGCGATTGCGGCCCGCGCCTTGCCGGGAGTGACCCCCAGCTCGCGGGCCACGTCCTCGACCGTGAGCGGCTCGTCGTAGCGGCGGACGGCCTGCGTGAACTCGCTGGCGGCGTCTTCCGGCGCGAGGCCGGTCACCAGCCGCACGATGCCGCCAAAGTCCTCGTTGGCCCGCGCGATCTCTTGGCCGATCGCCCCTAGGTGGAACGCTTCGAGTCGCTCCTGGGTCGCCTGCTCGGTGGCGTACAGCTCGGCGCCACTCTCGACGTACTCGCGGAGCTCGTTGCGGCTCGGCTCGCGCAGGCCCTGGTCGTGGCACTGGATGCACGAGCCCGGGTTGCGGATCTCGGCCCGGCCGCGGAACCGCGACGAGTCCTCGACCAGGTCCACCGGCGCCTTGTCGACGCGGTTCCCCTTGCCGTCACTGAGCAGGTAAATCTGCAACACGCCGCGCTTGCCGGTGGCGATCGACACCTTGGGGATGCCGACGATCCATTCCTCGCCGTCGTGGGCGAAGTCGCCCAGCGGGTGCTCGAGCGGATCGTTGGCTTCCCCCGTACGGAGGCTGTCGCGGGTCCCCCAGGCGTAGCCCCGGTCGGCCGGGAACGACTCGAGCCAGCGGACCGAGTTGACCGCCACCCCCGACTCCCCTTCGATCAGGCCGAAGCGGTGCAGCGGGTCCCCCTTGCGCACGACGCGAAGGCCGTCGAGCCATTCGTCGCGCGTCTTGGGGACCTTGCCGAGGAGAAGTCGGTAGTACGCCTCGCTCTGCGTGGCGTCGGCGAGCTCCACGAGCAGCCAGTCGCCGCGGACGATCTGCGGCGTCACCCCCGGGCCCTGCCAGCCGTCGTAGGGGTAGCCTTTGGTGACGGTGGCCCACTCGTCGTCGCGCCAGCCGAGGCTCGAGCGGTCCCAGCGATCGACCGTGGGGGTGACTTCGTGCGGCACGAGCCGCTCGACCACGATCTGCCGCGTGCTGCTGGCGACCATCAGCCGCACCGCCGCCTTGAGCGACGCCCGCTCGTTCGGGCGTGCCGCGGCGTAGCTAACGTAGAGCGCGTCGGGCTGCTCGGTGGCCGGCAGGCGGCGCAGGTCCACGACCGCCATCGTGGCGTCGGCGTGCTCCGTCACCGCGCCAGCGGAGGCGACGAGCAGCAGGAGGGCGGCGAGGGTGGTCATGCGCACGGCTGCGCCAGAGGCTAGAGGTTAGATGCGAGAAGTGAAGGCTGCTGCCTAGTCAAAAGCACGCACACGCGATTGCTGCAACCAATGCCGTTATGATGCTTCCAGCTAGCAATCCGACGAAAAACGCGGCTGTCTCGTCTCTGCCATGTCGATGATCCTTAGCGCTCATCACAAGACGCATGCGATGCTCCGCGTCATCGCTCGTTGCAATGATCGCCCGCTTGATCTCATTGCACGTCCGTTCGATTCGTTCTTCGGTGGTCATGTTCCTGTGAATCCTGTCAGGCTTCCGTCAGCTCTCGGTCGTCAGCACGCCGGCGTAGACCACGCCGTCGATCGTCACCCGGGCGGTGGCGTTCTTGGTTGGCTTGGGCGCGGGGTCCGGCGTCGGTGTCGCGCCAATCGGCGGGCCGTACCGCATCACGGCCTGCTCGATGTCCCACGCCTGCGGCGTCAGGCAGTCGGCGCCGTACATCGGGTCGAGCAGCGAGCGGGCCGGGCTCGCGTCGTGGTCGAGCCCCAGAACGTGCCCGAACTCGTGGCACATGACTGCGCCCAAATGCACCGTGCCGCGGTCCGGGCGAACCGTGGGGTCGAGGTGATAACGCTCGGCCGTGTCGATGCGGCTAGCGAGCTGGCGGTCGGGACCGCACGGAAGGTTGGCCCAGGCGAGCGTGCCGCTGGTGCCGTCGATCCGGCCCGCCTGAATCACGAGGTCCGCCCGGCGCTCGTCGTCCGTGTACTCGGCGACGATCGCGCAGACTTTTTCCCACTGCCGCCACGCCCACTCGAGCGACGGGCGGTAATAGGTCGGCACGCTGCGGTCGCAGGTCCATAACAACTTGCGCGGCGCCGGCGTGCCGACCCAGCGTTTGCCGTCCCACGCCGGCTGGTTCCAGCGGCAGATGCTGCCGTTGGTGTTGCGGTCGGGGACCGCGCAGAAGCGGCGGGCGGGTTCGCTGTCGCCGTCTCCGTCAATCATGGGCGTGTGCCGGAGGTCAGAGAAAATCAGCCGCAGGGCGCTAGCCCCCGGTTCCACACCGACACGAGCGAACCGGAGGCTAGCGCCTGCCGGCTGATCACGTGATTCAGTTCTCCAGCGACGTTTCGAGCGGCTCGGGCTGACGGGGCCGGCCGCGGCGCAGGTCGCGCAGTTGCTTCACCAGCTCGATGACGACCGGGACCCACTGAATCCAGCTCGCGGCGGTGGCGGCCCCCACAAACTGCCGCTCGGCCGTTTCCGGCAGGTCGTCGGCGGTCGAAGCGAGCGCCCCGGCGGGGAGCGAGTCGGCGAGCGCGAGCTTGCGGTCGAGGTACGCCATGAACTCGGCGTCGCGACCGAGCGCACGCAGGGCCATCAGCAGCCCCTCGTCGAGGTCGTTGGTCGTGAGCGGGGCGACCGGCTCGAGAATCCGCACGGCGATGGAAAAGTAATCGGCCGTGCTGTCGGCGTCAGGCAGCTCGCGGAGCGCCCCCATCAGTTCCGAGGCGAGCCCCACGAGGTCCGCGAGGTCAATGTCCCCGAGCAGGCCGCTCGCCTGCGACCAAAGGTCGAACAGGTTCCGCAGCTCGGCGACCCGCCCGCCGAATCGCTTGCCGATCCGCAGGTCGGCCGCTTGCAGATTGCAGGCCGCGCCCGCACCGGTTTCGTCGAGCATCGCACACCCCCCTAAGGATCGCGGAACGCGGTCACCGTCACAGCAGTACACCGCGGGCGTAGCGAGTCGGTCGGCGGGGGTCAACCGCTGCGCCGCTCCTTTTTCGACGGCACTCGGATCAGCACCACGAGCGTGGCGTCGCCCCCCATCGCGTCGGCGTTAACGCGGTAGCGGCCCGGTTCCGTGATGGTGACGTAAGCGGGTTTCTTCTTGCTGACCCACCGCCGCAGCGGCTCCGACTTGCGCTTCGCAAGGGCCCGCTCGCGGTTCTCTTGGAAGTCGTCGTCCATCGTGTCCCTCCGTGGAAAGAGCCTGACAGGATTCACAGGCTAGGGGCGATCAACGATCCGCACTCGGCGCCGGGAGCGCGAGCAGCCGCGTCGGCATCTCTTCGCTGAGGTACGCCTCGGCGATCTGCGGGCGGAGCCAGTCGCCTACGGTCTCTTGGCTGGGAAGCACAATGTGCGCGAGGAACTCGTCCTCGAACACGCTGATCCCCGCTTCGACTGCTTCGAGCTTGGCCTTCACCGTCAGCAGCAGGGCTCGCCATTTCTGGCGGCAGGCTTGCTCCCACTCGCGCAGCGTCGCCTCGGGGGTCCGCGCCCCGCGCTTGCTGAGCTGGAATCGCTTCTCGGTGCGGTTGGGGAGCCGCAACACAAAGCGGACGTGACGCTCGTTGGCCGAGAACTCGACGATCGCCAGCCCGCGCTCGTCGTCGCGGCCGTAGCGGAACTGCTTCGCCCCGTACCGTTCGAGCACGCGCTCGATCTCGGCGCGGCTTTTTTCAACGCTGACGGTGGTGTTTTGCGCGTAGGCCATTCGACGGTTCCGGGTTCGTGTAGTGGCGCGTAGTTGGGGCCGCGTGCGCGGCAGAGGCGAGAGGTCACGACTTCGGCCGCGTCAGCCACAGCACGCAGTACCCCGCTAGGTCGCGGAACGTGTCGTCGAGCGACTCGTCGACGTTGGCGGTAAACCCCGGCTTCGTGAGGCTCACGATGCGGGCGATCTTGTCCGACATGCGGACCAGGATCGCCGCGCCGGGATCGAGGTGCGGGGCCAAGGCCGGCGGCTTGTGGGCGCTCGACCCGTAGTCGGCGTTCTTCGCGAGGAGCGTCTCGCCGATCCTCAGCACCTCGGCGGCGATCCGCGCCGGGGGGAGCGAGTCGATAGCCGAGTGGTATCGCGTGACCGAGTCCCCGCCGCCGGATTCCCATCGGATCGCGGTGATGGTGGGGGTGGCGGTCATTCGCCTTCGGTCCCTTCCGTGGCCTCGTCGTCACCCTGCTGCGTTTCGATCATGCCGTACACCTCGCGGTGAGCGGCCGTGTAAGTCGCCCACACGTCGGCGATCGTGGCCGCCTTCTCTGCGCCGATGCCTGCAAGTTCCGTCAGCGCTCGGTTCTCGTCACGCCAGAAGTCCGCGAGGTCCCCGAGCGTTCCGATACCCCCTTCGTCGAGGCGGCGGTTCATCGCCGCGCTCATGCCAAGCGCTTCGATCGGACGCGATCGCCACTCAGGCTCCGTGTCGGGCGAGAACAGCGTGAGGTCGCCTTCGTCGTCGCCGGCGCTCTCGCTACCGGCGAAGTCGAGCGTCTTCTGCGGGTCCGGGCCCCGCTTGATGAGGTCCACCAGCATCCCCGCTAACGCGTCGTAGGCCGTCTTGCGGTCCTTCGCCTCCTCCTTGGCCATCGTCCATTCGTTGTGGGCCACCTCGACGCGCACGTTCAGCGCAACGATCGCCGCGTAGTGCTCTTGCTCGCGCTTCGTGTAGTCGCTCGGCGCCGCGTCGGACTCCGGTTCGTCGTCGGCGATTGGATTCCCGTTGTGATCGACGCTGTCGTCCATCGGGTCGATGGTCTCCCAGCCGTCATCCTCGGCCTTCTCTGGTTCCATTGTCGCTGTGCTCATCGTCTTCACTCCGTTGCGGGTTGGTTGTCGAGCGACGCCGCGACCTCCACGGCGTTGCGCCCCAGCTTCTCGTTGACCGCCTGAATCACCTGCTTTGTCTTGAGCGCGACCTGCGCGCTCTTCGTCATCCCCTGCACCACCTGGTGGCACTCGCGACAGACCACCAACCACAAGTCCGGGTCTTGCACCGCCTTCCACCGGTTCGAGCCACCAACGATCTCATGGCACTCCAAATGATCGACGGCAAACGCCCGATCGCAGTGGACGCAGCGTCCCTTGGTCGATCGCAGTAGCCGTCGCATGGGGTCCACGGTCCGTTGCTCCCTTTGCTTCTGTTTGCCGACCTTGCGGAGCGGCGTTCGCTTCATCGGTTTCGAGCTCGGCTTCAGGCCGACCTTCGCCCTCAGCGGTGTCTTGCGGCGGAGCGTCACAACGCGTACACGCTCACCATCACGCCCGCCATTCCGGTCGTGTAAACCTTTCGCGTCCCGCGGCGGTAGCCGACGAGCTGCGAATCGTCGTTCCACGCCACGCCGCTCAGCGCGTCTTCTACTGGTCGGATCAACTTGCAGAGGTCCGGCTTCTTCGCGTGGTGCTCGTCGGCGCTCGTCTTGAGCGTCCCCGCGTTGCGCCCGGTGCCGTAGTGCCCCTTCGGGCGCGGCAGATGGAACGTGAGCGCCACCTCGAGCGGGCCCGACAACGGCCCGCTCGAGAGCGCCGGGCACTGCTCGAGCGCCGCTTGACGCACGACCCCCATCCAGTCTTTGCTATTGGGGTTGCTGTCGGCGACCGAAACCCCCAGCGTGCCGTTCCTGCGCTTGAAGGCGAACGCCCGTTTCGAGCCCCGTGTCTGAGGGACGCCGGCGACCCAAAAGCGCAGCGCTGCGTTCCCGTCGTGGTCGTGATCAGGGGTGTTCATGCGGGCGTCCTTTCCGTGTGTTGTTGTCTTCACTTCTCGCTCGCCGCCCTGTGACTCGGCCACTTGCAACACACCACGAACGCCCCGTCAATCAGGCGATCGACCAGGTTCGGCGCTAGCCGGCGGTCCATCTCCTCGCGGGTGGCGACGTTCAGTGTCACAACGGTCGGTCGCATCTCTCGGTAGCGGCCATCCACGATCCGCCACAGCAGCGAGAGCTGGTATTCGCGAGGCCCGCCCGTCGATTCGAGCGGCGGGATGGGATCGCTCAGCAGCAGCAGGTCGGCGTGGAGGTACGGCGTCAGAAGCTCCCGCTCGCCAAGGTCCGACGAGATGGCGTCCCGCGCCCGCTGGAACAGCACCTGTCCGTCGATCGCACGCGGTCGCATCCCGGCGCCGACAGCAGCCCGCAGAACGGCCACCGCGAGATGGTCCTTCCCGGTCCCCGGCGGGCCGTACAGCACGAGGTTCGTCCCGCTCCGCACCCGCTGAACCACGTTCTTCGCGTAGGACTCCACCATCCCCTTCGCCCGCGATTGCTCGTCGCACTGGGTGACGTAGCTGTCGAGAGTCGCCGAGGCGTGACGCCGGCCGACCTCGCGGACGACGGCGTCCCAAGCGCTCGCACGATCCTGCCGCTTCCGCTCCGCCTCGCGCGACTCTGCCGCCTCCCGTCGCCGGTCCACGGCCGCCACCTGCTCCGGCGATGGATCGCTGAGGTACTTGGCAAACTGCCCCATGGCACCGGCGATCGGCTGTGGGGCCGCCTCAGAAGCCATCCGCTGCCGCACCTGCGACCGCTCCGACAGGTCGCGGAGCCGCTGGGTCGTATCGCTGTCCAGGTCCGATTCGGGCATCGCCGGTCCTCCAGGCTTGCGGGTCGTCGTCGTAGCGCTCTTGGTTGAGCCACGTCGATGGGTGCGGGATGAACTGCTGGTCGTGCGCCGGTCGCGATCTCCAGCTCGCCGCGTAGGCGCTCGCACGCTCGGCCAGCCACGCGACCGGGTCGTCGCCACCCGGTCCGTCCCGCCCTCGGATGCGTTCCACCGCCTTCGCAAACGCTTCGCGTGCCGGACCGGGGCCCTCCCGACGCGGGTACGCCGCGTAGAACCGCTGGAATCCCGGATCGTCAGGCGGCAACGAGGGCGCCTTCCGCGATCGCTTGGGTCGAGGGGCATCGACCGATGCGGGAGCAGCGATCGGCGAAGCCGTCGCGGGTGTTGCGCTAGCAACAGGTTTGGTTGGGTTGGGTTTGGTTGGGTTTGGTGTGGCCGCTTCCGTGCTCACTTGAGTAGGGAAGCGCTCGCTTCCTTGCTCACCTGAGCAGTTAAGCGGTCGCTTGGCTGCACAAACGAAGCCTCCGACTCGATCGATGTTGCGCTTAACGAACCCTGGGCAGTGCTCGTGCCAGTCGTGAACGACAAGCCGGTGTCTGTCGCATTCGTCCAACCAGCCCGCCTCCACCAGCATCGCGACCACCTCGTCGGGGTCCCCCTCCCACCCGATCTCGTCGGCGATCTCGACGTTGTCGAGCGACCCGATGTCCCCTCGCTTGGCCGACCGCATCGTCAGGTGCCACAGCAGCTCGAGGTGCCCCACCGCTCGCACCTTGGCGACGACAGCCGAGCACCCGACGCTTGCGGCGATCGCCCGCACAAGGCGGCGGAACTTGACGTTGGTGGTGGCGGTGTCGATCACCGTTGCCCCGCCCTCCGTGGGCGTCCGTGGGGGATAGATTCCTGCCCGTGCTGACCCGACGAACGGGGCAGAGGGGCCGAAAAGCGTGGCGGCCGAGTCGAACGGCCCGCGCCCGGCTGAACGGACGCGCCCGCGGCCACGCTGCTGCAATCAGAACGGGAACCCGTCGTCACCCGCCGGCACCAGCTCCCCGTTTTCGATCAGTTCCTCGACCGAGGGGGCGCCGTCGTCCGCTACGCGGCGATCGGCGGGCTTCTCGGGCTCGGGGCCGAACGGATCGTCGGGGGCTTCGAGCAACCCCTGGGCCACCGTCTCCGCTTCGTGCGTCGGGGCCGCGTCCCCCGATTGCAGGCCGACCCCCGCGTCGTCGTACTCTTCCTGCTGCAACACACGGCGGGCCGTCTCGTTGGCAGCCGGGGCCCACTTGAGCACGCGCAGCAGAACCGTCTTCTTCGCCATTGCGTCGAAGGCGCTCTTCCACGCCGAGTCCTTTCGGTCGGCGCCCTTGCTGTACTTGTCGCGGTGCGCGGCGACCTGCTGGCGGGTCATGTACTCGACCAGCGCAAACCCGCTCGTCAGGGAAACCAGCGCGTAGTAACCCGTCGCGTCTCCCCCACGCTCGCCGCACGTCGGGACGTGATCGACCGACGGCGTCGTCCCAAGCCGCAAACCGAAGTCGTCGTTCGGGTAGACTTCCCGCGCCACGACACCGGCGACCAAAGGGCTCTGGTAGGCGAGTTGCAGTTTGCCGAGGTAGCCGGCCTGGAACTGCGCGAGCACCTTGTCTTCCGAGCGGCGCGGCACGGCGTGCCCGTACCCGCTGGGGCCTCCGATCGGCAGCCCCAGAATCACCGAGTCCAAGAGCGTCTGACACAGACTGCCGAGCGTCGCGTCCAGGAGCTTCGGGTTGCGCCCGATCGCCTGCACGAGCCGCTCGACGTACTCGTCGTAGTTCACCCCCGCGGCGGCCACCGCCGTGAACTTCTCGCGGTTGTCGCGGAGCGTCTCGCGAAGCGCGGCAAGCCGCTCGGCAAAGCTAGTTTTCTCAGGCATCGACTTTGATCTCCTTCGTCTTGCGGGTGAAACGGCGGGGCTTGCCCGACCAATCAAAGCCCGTTCCGTCGGGGAGCCTTGCAAACCTCTTCGGGCCGATCAGGGCCTTAAGGCGGTTCGCGATTTCGTCCTTCGCCTTCGTCGCCTCGGCGATCACGGCTTGGGCCGCGTCGTACTCGTCTCCTGCGCCGGCGAGCTCGTCGGGGGCCTCGACGATGCTCTTGTCCTCCTTCACCTCGGGCCACTGCGCGCCCAGCGCTTCGGACGTTGCTTGGTGAGCGTCGGTCCACGGCGCCGTTCGCGTCTCAATGCAGTGCCGCCAGAACGAATCCGTCGTCTTCACGATCGCGTCGCACAGCGAGGGAACACGCTTCACGGGGTGCCACGCGAACCCGCTGTCGTTCAGCAGCACAGCGCAGAACGCCTCGTCACGCTCGAGCACCAGCATCTGAACGTGGCACTGGACGAGGTACGCCAGCGGCACGGTCTTCTTCCACGTCTTGGCAGCGTCGAACTTGGCCGTCTTGAGTTCGACCGGCAGCCCGTCTAGCGTCAGCGCATCGGTCGAGGCGTGGAGCCACGGCCACTGGCTGTTGCGATAGACCACGTTGGGAGTCGCGGTCGCCTTCACTCCGCTGTGCGCGTTGAAGAGTTCCAAGACAAGCGGTTCCAGGCAGTGGCCCACCATCTGCTCGACCGTGGGGTCCTCGGGCTCCAAGGGGTTCGTCTTGTGCCACCAGACGCTGTAGGGGCTCTGCCAGCTTGAGCGGCCCATGACCGCAGCGCAGTCGCTTGCGCCGAGCGTCTTGTGCCGCTCCGCGAGCCACGCGGCGCGGGTCGGGAGTTGGATGCGCTCGATGCTCACGCGGCGTCCTCCTGCGGTAGGTCGCGCCGCTCGGCCACCTCGGCGCGGTCGATCCGCACGTCACGCTCGGCGACGCAGCCGATGCGAACCTTGCCGCCGCGCACCTCGGTCACCGTGAGAACGCACGGGCCATCAACAACAATCGATTCGCCCACGTTTCGGCTCAGAACAAGCATCATGAATCCTTTCGCTCGGGTTGAAGTCGTCGATCAAGCTCCTGCTCGTCGATCGTGAACAGCGTGAGCCCCTTCCTCTGTCGCTTCGCTTCGATCACCGCGCCGAGCAAGACCCATTGCAGCAGGCGCGAGACGCACCACGCGCCCGCGAACCACCACGCTGCGGAGGGCTCCGGCGAAGCCGTCAGCAGCAACACGAACGCGAGCATCGCGAAGTGATCGATCGTCATGCGGCGCCGCTCGACGGCTTGCAGATGTCGCGAATGCCGTCGCACAGCGCGTCAACCGCGGCCTTCGTCTCGGCTTGCAGGGCCTGCAAGCGGTGCTCTTCGTCGGCCCACTCCAGGAACAGGCCCCACCACTGTTCGGGGTGCGCGAGGATCGGCTCGATCGACTCGCCGTAGGTCTCGCGATACCACGCGCAGACCCGCGCCAGACGCTTCGGGCAGTCTTGCCACTCGGCGCCCTCCCCGCCGCAGTCGCGGATCACCTCGGCCAGCAACACTTCCTTGGCGTCTTCGACGCGGCCGGTGTTGCAGACGACGCGGCGCCCGGCGATCCAGAAGCCGTAGAGGTCGTCACCGAGCCACGCCGCGTCGCAGGAGAGCGTCGGCGCTCCCATCAGGCGGAGCATCCGCGTGAACGATTCGGCCCAGTCGTCGGCCATCCCGTGGGCGATGTCGTCTTCGGTGTCGTAGGGTCGGACGGGCATGGTCGTAGTCGAAAAGAAGGAGAGGGAAGAACAGCACTCGCCGCGTCACTCAGCGTCGCTCCGTCACTTGCTTCATCCACTCGATGGCGTCCGCTCCATCGACCCACACGCCCCGCCCGTTGCGCCTCCGCGGGAGCTTTACCGTGCGCTCGAGTTCCATCAGCCGCGTCCGACTCATCGCCGCGCACCGCAGGAACCCGCGGAGCGTGTAGAGGCGCTCGGGCGCCAGGAACGTTCCGAGCGCCGTCTTGAGCGGTCGCGAGGTCTTTTCGGGGGTTTTCAGTTCGCGGGGCATGCGGGATCGGCTTGGTTGGTGGACTTGAGGGCCGCGATGCGCTGCGCTAGGGGCGAGAGCCCGCGGCCCGGGTTCGCTTCCTTGGCGAGCCCCGCCTCGATGAGTTGCTCCCAGGTGAGCCCCTCCGCCTTTCGTCGCCGGACCGTCGTCGTGTAGTGCATGAGGCACAATCCGCGCGACGACACCGGTCGGTCGCAGCCGTCGATCAGGCACTGTCCTTCGTCGTGCATCGCTCTTCACTCCGTTGCGGGCGGGCCGCTCGGGCCAGCCACTTTTCGAGTTCCGCGGAGAACGCCCCCCGCGACTTCTGACGGTCCGGCGGCAGCAGCATCCCCAGCCGAACTAGCTCCTCGTCGGTGACCTTGCCGGTGGCCTTGGCGTAGCGACTGCTGCGGTAGCAACCCGGGCAGACGCCTCGGACCGTTGCGGCCTTGCCGCAGCCGGGGGTCAGGCAGGTGTCGGGCTTGGCCTTCTCGGGCATCTGGCGATCCAGCAAACTGGGGTCGCTTCCGTGCCAAGCGGCTGGCTGCTGCCCGCCTCCTTGGTGTCATATCGTACAATCTTGTATCACAAATGCAAGTCTAGTGACCGGAAAATACGTGTAGAACCATGGAAACGCCGCAAGTGTTTGTCGGGAAAGGCTTTGCGTTTGCTGAACGACGCCATATGCTGGGCGTTTGTGTGACAAATCGCCCGCTTATCGGTCGCCCATGGCATCCCGAGAGAGACAAGAGGTGACCGCCGACGAGGTCGCCGCGATGGCGCGTGACCTGCAAAAGCGGGCCGAGATGCTCGGTGCGCTCGCCCAGGTGCAAAGGCAGGCCGGCGGCCCGCTCAACGTCATGGGCACCAAGGGATTCCCCGTGGCCATCACTCGAATCGATGGCCTGATTGCCAGCCTCAAGCGCGAACTAGCGCGGTCCTGATCCCGAGAGAATCCCTCCGATGCCGTCGCCACCTCCGTTGCCGCAGAGTGTTCGCCAGCCGGCCCCTGCGCGTCGCGGCGTCGTGCCGATTCTTGCGGCGGTGGCAATCGGGCTCGCACTCGGCGGGGCCGCAGGCTGGGGCTCCGGGTTTGTCTTTGGAAGCCGCACGAAAGCCCTTGAGCTTCGGAATGCGAAGAAGCTGATCGTTGGTTACGACGAGCTCTATCGGCTGGTCAGTGGTCGGCTGACGCCGCTGTCGCAGGCCATCGCGGCCGACGACTCGTTGGGGAGCAACCGGTTCACGCATTCGCGTAAGCTGCTAGAGCTTCAAGTCGAGGCGACAACCGCCGAACGCGCCACGATCGCCTCCCTGGAGCGCAAGCCCAAGTGACCATCCCCATCGCATGCCCGGGCTGCGGCCACCGTGCAGCGGCGCCAGCGCAGTTCGCCGGGCGATTGGTGAAGTGCCCTAAGTGCCAAGGGACGATCGAAGTCCCCGCTGCGGCAAGCGTTACGCCCCCGCCGCTGCCGAGCTTCACCGCGCCACCCCCTCCTACCGCGCCGCCCCCGCTCTCCGAGCCCGCCCCGAGCGAGCCCACTGATTCCCCGACCGAATGGCTGCGCCGCGAGCTGGTGCCGGACGTCACGCGCTACGGGGACTCGCGCAAGCGGTATCGAGAGCTCGTCTGGAGCTTGATGGGGATTCGCTGGCTCGCGTCGCTCTACCTCGTTGTAGCGGTTGTGATCCCGCCGGCGCTTGCGTTGTGGCGGATCGCATCGGACTTCGCCGAGGGCAACGACTCGATGCTCCGTTTTTTTGCAACAATCATCGCCGCTACTGTGATCAGCGCTTTCTGGATCATGACCGCGCTGCTGCTCCGCGTCGTCGTCCAGTCGGTCGAGGTGATGCTCGATATCGAGGCCAACACCCGCCGCACTGCGGATGCGGTCGAGCAGCACGCCTGACTGTTACCGAATCTGTTACCGTTTTCGGAACCGGCGCGACGCCCGCCGAAACCGCGACCCTCGAAATCCCCGAGCGCCCAGCAAACTCGGCACTTCGTCGGACCCTCGAAGGCGACTTTTAATCCGTTGGTCGCGGGTTCGAGTCCCGCCGGGCTCATTTGCGTAAGTTACTTCCTGGAAGAAGATTGCGTCGATTTTTGGGCAGCCTTCGAGTCGCTCCGACGACGTAGTGCTACATCGAGTGCTACACGGTTTTTTCGGCACGCCCGTCAGCCGACCCCTCTAGCGTCTTCACGTCGCGAACTTCTCCGATCGCCTTGAGCGACGGCTTCGTGTTCACGTAGTACCCCTCGGTCGTTGCCACCGAGGCGTGGCCCAGGAAGTCCTTGACCACGATCGTCGGGACGTTGCTCGCGATCAGGGCCGAAGCGCAGGACGATCGACAGTCTTTCGGCCGGTAACGACGGCCCTCGGGAAGGCCGGCGGCGGCGTTGATGGCGTTCCAGTCGTCGTAGAACGGGCCGTGGGTGTCATACGGCCAAGGGAGCACCGGCGCCGCGATCGACGTGGGTTGACTCTCCCGCCTCCACTCGCCGAGCATCTCGGCAAGCTTTTTGGGCAAGGGGAGCACTCGCTCTCGCCGCCCCTTGGAGGTGCTCGCCTTCACCCGAACCTCTCGGGAGTCAAGGCGTACGTCTTCCCATGCCAGCGACAGGGCTTCGCCCCTCCTCAGGCCGAGATAGTAGGCGACGTACAGGAAGAGACGCCACCACGCTCCGCTTCGTCGGTGAAACTCGGTCTCTGCTGACTGGGTCGCACGGACCAACGCAAGGAAGTCGTCCTCCGGGATCATGACCGGCAGCGACTTCGGCACTCTCACGAACAGCCCGTGGAAATCAGGGGCTGACTCGATCATCCCGCGTCGAGCCGCCCACCGCGTGGCGGCCTTCAGATGCCGCAGGTCTCGATTGACCGTCGCCGGTGCGGCCCCGGCCCGCAACCGTTTGTCGGCAAAGTCTTCCAGGAGCGCCGGCGAGATCAACGCCGGATCCGGCGTCGCCATCACCCGGCCGAAGATCTCGAGCGACGACCGATAGGCCGCCACCGTCGAAGGTGGCTTACGCGACGCCTGCATCGCCAGGTAGGTGTTCCGGAACGTTTGCCACGTTGCGCGAAGCGACACCGGTTTTGCGGTCTCCAACTGCCGTTCCAGCTCACGCCGCTGATGCTCCGCGTGCTTGCGAACGGTGGTGCCCGTCGATCTCCAACGCTCTCGCTGCTTCCCCGTCGTGGGGTCGGGTTCCCAGTAGCGCAGGTACCAGTTGGGGGACCGGCCACCGGGCCGCTTGAGGACCAGGATACGTCGGACGGGCTGACTCATCGGGTTCGCCGGGGTTCGAGGAATGATTCCTCGACCAGCATGAGAAGTCGATGACGCCAACTAGCCGCCGTCGAGCCGCCCGGTGCGGCCAGCAAAAGCTCGCCGAGGGCGAGCAGGAGAGACAGGGCAGCCGACCGACGCGGGTCAGAGCTGCCTCGGAAGGTTCCAGTTCGCTCTTTCTAGAGCGGCCCGCTGTCCGGAAGTCGTGGGTATCGCATACGACGCGCCCGGTTGACAAAGAAAATCGCGAAATCCAAGTGTTGCTGGGTCGATCGCGAGCCGTCCTTCAATGTCATTCCAAGGCCCGCGTTTCGCGAAGCGAAACGCGGCCTTGGTCGCGGGCCGGGGTTGGTTACACTGCAGCTTTGGGAACGCGACCCGGTTTGGCCGTTGCGGATTGGTCGCGGGCCGGGGTTGGTTACACTTTGGGGGCACAGCGAAACACACAGCGCGGAGTTGCGGATTGGTCGCGGGCCGGGGTTGGTTACACTCTGCGGGGCCGCAATCCGCGCGACGGCCGCGTTGCGGATTGGTCGCGGGCCGGGGTTGGTTACACTTGCAATTCCCAACGGCGTAACTGTCGTCCGGTTGCGGATTGGTCGCGGGCCGGGGTTGGTTACACTCAGAGAATCGCCAAGGCTGCGGGCGGGGAAGTTGCGGATTGGTCGCGGGCCGGGGTTGGTTACACTCCATGCGGCGTCCCCCAGCGCGGCGGGCAGTTGCGGATTGGTCGCGGGCCGGGGTTGGTTACACTGCGGCCCGTCAGGGGGTTCCAAGCGAGTTCGTTGCGGATTGGTCGCGGGCCGGGGTTGGTTACACTTTCCCGATTGAGGCTTGCGGCAGCAACGAGGTTGCGGATTGGTCGCGGGCCGGGGTTGGTTACACTTGTTGCCGCGGAAGCGGTAGGAGCCGCGAGGTTGCGGATTGGT